GGGGGTGCAACCGAAGCACCTACTATCCCTAGTGGTGGAGAGATATAAATAAAATCGGTTAAAGTATAATTTTATTAAAATATGGAAGACTTAATGGACATGATTATCGCAGACGATTCGCCATCACAAGTAAGTGATACGATTAAGAATGCTTTATTTACAAAGTCTGCAGAGCGAGTTGATGCCTTTCGACCTGATGTAGCATCTACAATTTTTGCAGATGATGAGGTGGAAAATGAAGTTGAAGCAGAGACTGAAACAGAAGTAGAAGCCGAAGCAGAAACAGAAATAGGTGACGAGGAGTAACCTATAAATAAATAGTAAAATGACTAGAGTATATCAATGACTGTAAGAACCGTCGGAATAGGATCATCTGTACCTCTGAATGCAACCGCAAAACTCTCAAATGCATTTAACGTGCAATCAACTGTGATGCGAATTGTTGCAAAGGGTGCAAGTGCTCATGTTGCAATAACCACTGGGCCATTAGCAACAAATACTGACTTTTTTATCCTTGGTGGTGAAGAAGAACAAATTGCTCTTACCAAAGGTTCTCAAGTAGTTGTCGGTATAACAACTGGAACAACAACAATTCTTGAAGCTCCAGAAGGAACACAAATGCCATTTATAGTTGGCGATTATGTTACTCTAGATACTGCTAATGATACAAACTACACTACATTAATTAATCATGTGAAGGTTACTGATGTTAAAAACACTATACCAAGTATAGATGGTGGTGGTTATACAAGAAGTCGAGTAACAGTTGATGCTAATACTGCAGGTATTATCACAGCATATACTTCTAATTCTGGTGGATCACTTATGACATCTAAAAAAATATCAGCAAAAATAGCAGATGGTGAAACAGCAAGTTCAACCGCTTGTTTATACTTCCAACAAGTTCAAAAAACTGGATAACAAAAATGAAACTGATTAGAGAAGAAATCGAATCTGTAGAGTTTCTCGTCGAAAATAGAAACGGCAAGAAGTCTATGTATATCGAAGGTGTATTCTTACAAGGAAACATTAAAAACCGAAACGGTAGAATGTATCCGATGGAGACTCTTCGTAAAGAGGTTTCTCGTTATAGTGAGAATCATATTCAGTCAGGTAGAGCACTTGGAGAGTTAGGTCATCCAGAAGGCCCAACTGTAAACCTTGATCGCGTATCACATAAAATTGTATCTCTCAAAGAGAGTGGATCCAATTTCATAGGAAAAGCAAAACTTTTATCAACCCCTATGGGTAAGATCGCATCTTCTCTTGTAGAAGAAGGAGTTAAACTCGGCGTATCTTCTCGTGGTATTGGTTCTCTCAAAATGACAAGAGAGGGAGTCAATGTCGTAGGTGACGACTTCATGTTAGCAACTGCTGCTGATATCGTTGCTGACCCTTCCGCACCTGATGCTTTTGTTGAAGGAATTATGGAAGGAAGAGATTGGGTATGGGATGGAGGCATACTTCGTGAGAGGGCTGCTGCTAAGACATATCAAACAATCAATACATTAACAGACCAGAAAAGACTGGATGAGCAGAAATTAAATCTATTTAATGATTTTCTGTCTAATTTATAACTTTTCTAAATAAATATAGTTTTCAATCACAGCTCATCGGAGTACTCAAAATGTCTCGTGGCAAAAAATTACAAGAAATGGAAGTAAAGACACCGCAATCTAAATCCGCTGTCAATGCTAATGCTAAGCCAGGCGATCCAATGCCGAAATTAAGCACAGGTGGAACACCACCAACATATGAGGATCTAGGAGGCCCTACTCCAGAAAATTATAAGTCGGATGATGACTCTGCAAAGTTAAAGGAACCCGGTGGTTCTTTAAAGCAAGTTAAGGATGTGGTTAACAAAGGTGCTAAACCAGCAGAACCAATGAAATCAAAAGGATACAAGGAGGAAGAGGAAGTGGAAGTAACTGACGGTCAAGAAGTCGTTGCTGAAGACGAAGTATCTACTGATGAGGTTGTTGCGGAAGTCGAAGAAGATGCAATAACAGAAGAAGAAGTCGAAACATATGATATCGACGATGATGTCAAGGCTTTACTTGGAGGAGAAGAACTCTCTGAAGAGTTTAAAGCGAAAGCAAAAACAATTTTTGAGACCGCACTCAAGACAAAGGTTGCTGAAGTAAGAAAACTTCTCGAACAGCAGTATGCTGAAAAACTCGGAGAAGAAATTATCGAAGCAAAAGAAGCTCTCTCTGAGAGAGTGGACTCATACTTAGAGTACGTTGCTGACGAATGGTTCGTTGAGAATCAGTTAGCAGTGGAAAACGGACTTAAGGAAGAACTCACACAATCATTCCTCGGTGGAATGAAGAGTCTTTTTGAAGAACATTATGTACAAATCCCTGAAGACAAATACGATGTCCTTGAGAGTATGGTAGAAAAACTTGATGACATGGAAACTAAACTCAATGAGCAAATTGAGAAGAATATCGGATTAAACAAACGTCTCGCAGAGTCGGTTGCTGATGGAATTCTTGACGATGTTTCAGAAGGCCTAGCCTCAACACAGAAAGAGAAGCTTGCTTCACTTGCCGAAAGTGTAGAGTTTGAAAGTGAAAACAATTATCGTGAAAAATTGGAGACATTAAAGCAATCTTATTTTGCTCAAACATCATCTCCAGCAGTTAAAACTGAAACTCTATCTGAAGGGTTAGAAGCTTCACCTGAATCATCAACTGGTTCAATGGCTGCATACCTGAAGACACTTCAGTCATTTAACAAATAACTGATTTTAATATTAAATCAAACAAAAACTTTTTATAGGTAAATCCCAAAATGTTTCAATCCGAATCATTGCAGGAGAAGTGGAAGCCACTTCTTAACTATGAGGGCCTTGATGAAATCAAAGATCCCCATCGTAAAGCAGTTACTGCCGTCCTGCTAGAAAACCAAGAAAAATTCCTTAGAGAGGAATCTTCATTCTCATCCAACGGGATGTTGATGGAGCAACCAACAGTTAATACAAACACTGGTTCAACACCCGGTTTTAGTGCTAGTGCATCTACACCAGTCGCCGGTTTCGACCCAGTTCTAATCTCATTGATTAGAAGATCAATGCCAAACTTAGTCGCATACGACTTAGCTGGTGTTCAACCAATGAGTGGCCCAACTGGACTCATCTTTGCGATGAGATCTCGTTACAGCAGCATGACTGGAACAGAGACATTCTACAACGAAGTAGACTCTGCATTCTCTGGTCGTGACAAGGCATCTAATGTCGAGACCGGAATGGTCGATCCACTTGCTGGTATGGGTACAACTGCAGTATCTGCAACAAACCCAGCTGTTCTAAACCCAGTATCATCCGCATCCTCACTAGGATACAGAGTTGGTCAGGGAATGAGAACAGACGAGGCAGAATCACTAGATGGTACAGGCAATGATGCCTTCAACCAGATGGCATTCTCAATCGAGAAAGTCACAGTGACTGCTAAGTCCAGAGCACTAAAGGCAGAGTACAGTTTAGAACTTGCTCAAGACCTTAAGGCAATCCACGGTCTAAACGCAGAAGCAGAACTTGCTAACATCTTATCAACTGAGATCCTCGCTGAGATAAACAGAGAAGTTATCAGAACAATCTATAAGACTGCAGAGCAAGGTGCTGCACAAAACGTTGCAACCGCTGGTGTGTTTGACTTAGACATCGACTCAAACGGAAGATGGTCAGTTGAGAAATTCAAAGGACTATTGTTCCAGATCGAAAGAGATGCAAACGCAATCGCACAAAGAACTCGTCGTGGAAAGGGTAACATTATCCTATGTTCCGCAGACGTTGCTTCTGCACTAACAATGGCTGGTGTATTGGATTACACTCCTGCTCTTAATGCTAACCTTAACGTTGATGACACTGGTAATACATTTGCTGGTACATTGCAAGGTAAGTTCAGAGTATACATCGACCCATATTCTGCTAACCTAACTGCTGCTAACGCTGCACCTACAGGTGGTAATCAGTACTATGTTGTTGGTTACAAAGGTACATCACCATATGATGCTGGACTGTTCTACTGTCCTTACGTTCCATTACAGATGGTTCGTGCAGTGGGAGAAAATAGTTTCCAACCAAAAATCGGGTTTAAGACTCGTTATGGTATGGTCGCTAACCCATTCGCAGAAGGAACACAAGCAAATAGTGGTATACTTAGCGTTAACGCTAACCGTTACTACAGACGTGTTGCTGTTAAAAACCTCATGTAAGCAAGATGCTTATATATCTTCAAGAGACCCTGACGGGTCTCTTTTTTTATGCTATAATATAAGAGTCAGAGAAATACTGGCTGCGGTAATCCCCTTTGGTAGATTCAGGATTAGCGGCTACAGGAATCTACCATACTAATAAATATAAAAGGAGACCTGCTCAGAACTAATGGCAACTCGCCCATCACAGATAGATAATAGAAATTTTCTTGCACCAGTTGGGTTTAAGTTTAATCTTAAACGAAGTCCCGGTGCTGCATTTTTCTGCAATAGTGCTAACATTCCAGATCTAAATTTGGGTGTTGCAAATCAACCCAATTACCTTCGAGACATTCCAGTCCCCGGAGATAAAGTTGATTTTGGTGATCTAAGTTTAAGATTTTTAGTTGATGAAGATCTTACAAACTATATGGAAATTCAAAAATGGATTCGTGGACTAGGATTCCCTGAGAGTGTTCAAGAATTTCGTGATTGGGAAAAGAGTGGACAAACACCAAAAAGAAATTATGGACAATCGGGACAAGACATATATTCTGATGGTACTTTACAAATACTAAGTAGCAATCTAATTGCAAAATTCAATGTAAAATTTACTGATTTATGGCCTTATAGTCTAACAACTTTAACATTTGATGCCACCGATACTGATATTGATTACTTTACAGCAGACGTGAGTTTCAAGTATACTATGTACACAATTACTGATTTAGCAGGAAATGACCTTTGATCTTGAATCGATTCAAGAGATGTGGGAAAAAGACGCAAAAATAGATAGAGACAATCTACATGATGAATCTTTGAATATACCATCTCTACATGCAAAATACTTTCAAATATATAATACTATATTTCTATTAAGAAAGAAAGCAGAACAACAAAGAAAAAATATAAGACACGAAAGATATGAATACTTTAGTGGCAAGGCTGATCCTGATGTTTATATTCAAAATCCTTTTCCAAAAAAGATAAGAGATAAAGACACAATGACAAAGTATTTGGATGCAGATGAGAAACTATCCAACTCATCTCTCAAGATTGAATACTACGATACAATGCTTACTTACTTAGAAAGTATATTAAAAGTCGTACAAAATCGCACATTTCAAATTAAAAATGCAATCGAGTTTATGAGATTTAACGCTGGAATGGGTTGATAAATACATATAGATTCATGGATCTATGTGATTAACACTTCAGCTAATGTTGTTATATCCAAGGCGAATGAAGTATTTCTTAGAGTAAATGCAGAACCTCATATCGAATATGAGCTAAGAGACTACTTTACTTTCCAAGTTGAGAGTGCAAAGTTTATGCCTCAATACAGGAATCGTAATTGGAATGGTGAAATACATTTATTTGATTTAAGATCAAAGAGGATCTATGTTGGTTTATTAGATCGAGTAGTAGCATTTTGTAAGAAGCACGATTACAGTTATAAATTTGTAGACAATGAATACTATGGAGTTCCCTTTGAAGAGAATGAAGGGATATCATATGAAGGTGTAAAGGATTATATGAGATCTATATGTTCTCATCCCCCCAGAGAATACCAAGTTGACGGAGTATTCGATGCCTTAAAACACAATAGAAAGTTATTGATATCACCGACTGCTTCAGGAAAATCTTTGATGATTTACTCTCTCGTAAGATACTACGTAGATAAACGTCAAAAAATCCTGCTAGTTGTTCCGACGACATCTCTCGTAGAGCAGATGTATAAGGATTTTCAGGATTATGGTTGGGATTCTGAGTCATACTGTCATCGAATATATTCTGGAAAAGAAAAGACAAATGAATTTCCTGTCACAATTACCACATGGCAATCTGTTTATAAATTAGAAAGACAATTCTTTGAAGATTACAATGTAGTTATAGGAGATGAAGCTCACCTGTTTAAAAGTAAGTCATTAATATCTATAATGACAAAGTTACATCATGCTAAGTATAGATTTGGATTCACTGGAACTTTAGACGG